ATCTTACACAAGCAGAGCTTGGACAAATACCACAAGAAATACAAACTGTTGTAAATAGAATGAAGTTAAAGATTGATAATAACTCTATTCTTATCAAAGATACTTTAGGTCTTCCAGAAAATAGTAGGCTTGGAGCTATATTAGATCCGGCAACTGGTGGTTCTTATATTACTAGAACTTTTGAATTTTCTACAAATCCTAAGTGGTCTAAAGACGTAGCTAAAGCTATTAAAAATGAACTAACTCCGGATGCACATAATGCTGATATTATTTCTGCGGTCCAAAACGCAAGAGTACATATATCACGAACTAACCCTGATTTGTCTCCTGAACAAATTAATGCTTTGTTAATGGACATGATTGACCGTGGTAAAAAAGGTAACTCATTAGATGTTCTTGGCGAATTTATTTCAGAAGGTACAGGAATAGGCGCAGCTAAAATTCTTAAAGGTAGAAAAGATTTAGATAAACCTATACTAGATTTTTTAGGTGAGGTTAAAGATCCTGTAAGAAACTTTACAGAAACAATGACAAACCAAAATAAACTTCTTGCTAAAGCTAGATATATTAATGATGTTAGAAAGTTTGCTGAACAAAATTTAGGTAGGGAAGTACAGCTAGGTGGTTTATTTCCTTTCTTACCGAAAGAAACAACTACGTTTTTACGTAAGGGTCAGTTTGGTCCTGACATAGATGTTCGTTCTTCTATTGAAGATTTAGCACAAAAAGAACTAGGTGCTTTTGGTTCTGCAGGAGAAACAGTAGGACTAAATAAATTTGTAACTACAAAAGAATTTAGTGATATGTTAGAAAAAGGTATTGATACTTTTGATCCTGCAGGTCCAATGGGAAGGACTTTGTTTGGACAAGGGTTACAAAGAACTGCTGCCGTAGGTCAGGCTATGGAAACTGTGTTTGATCATACTGCTCACTTGGTAAATACTTATGGTATGGTTCAACAGTTGGGAATGAATGGTGTTCTTTATCGTCCAAAGGTTGCAAAAGAAGCTTACAAAGCTGCTCATGCAATGTATCAAAAAGCTGTAAAAGGTGACGAACAAACATTAAAGTTTTTACAGGCACTAAAAAATAGAGGCATTATTGATTCTAGTGTAGTAGGTGAAAACATTAAAAGAAACCTTGACAGATTTGGTGAAGGTACAGACAATATGGAAAACCTTGTAACAAAAGTTGCTAAAGCACCTTTCCGTGGTATGTCTGCTGTATATGGTGGAGTAGATGACTTCGGTAAAATTGTAGCTTTCCAAGCTGAATACAATGCATATAAAAAAGCATTTCCTAATTTACCAGATGCAGAAGTTTTTGACAAGGTTACAGAAATTGTTCGTAATACTATGCCATCTTATACTACTGCAGCCCCAGTAGTTCGTGCCTTATCACGATTGCCTTTTGGTACTTATGCTACATTCCCTGCAGAGATGGTTCGTACTACAAAAAATATTTTACTACAAGGTGCAAAAGATATTGCAGAAGGTAAGAGAACAAATAATCCTGCTCTTATTCGTATTGGTATGAGAAGACTTGCAGGTATTGGAGCTACAACTGCAGGTATTGAATTTGCAATTAACAATCAGAATAGTGAAATGGGTGTTTCCGAAATAGAAAAACGTGCAGTTAATATGACAGTTCCTGAATACCAAAGAAATACAAACAAGGTATTTACCCAACCATTTTATAAAGATCCAAAAACTGGTGAAATTATGACAAAGTTTGTTGATTCAGGAACTTTAGATTCACTGCAATATATTAAAGGACCAACACGTGCTATTATTGGTCGTATTATGGCAGGTGAAGATATAACACAAAGAGAGATAGATGATGCATTACCAGAAGCAATTGCTGAATTATACTCACCCTTTGTATCAGAAAAGTTTTTAACAGAAGCTGCAATTAATGCCTATCGTGGATACGATGCAGAAGGTAATGAGTTAAGTCCTAAAGAAAGGGCTATGGGTTTGGTATCTGTATTAAATCCGGGAAGTATTAAAGCAGGTCAAAAGTATCTTAATGCAAAACAATCTGAAATACTACGTGGTGAGGGTCGTGGACAAACTGCTGCAGGATTTCCTATGCGTAAAGAAGATGCAGCATTTTTCTTTGCAACAGGAATAAGAAATAATACTATGAACTTAGATAGGTCAGTAAGTTATAGTCTGTATCAAGATGCTCAAGAAGTAAATAAATCTAAAGCTAAGTTTAAAGACTATATAAAGCAGATACCTGACAAAAATTTAACAGAGGATGATATAAGGGATTTATATCAAACTTATGTAGATATACAGTTAGAAAAGAAAGAAGCGATGGCTCGTATGTCTGATAAAGCAAATATTTTTAGGCAAGTAGAGTTTTATGAAAAGGGAAAAGATGGTAAAATATACAAGACACGTTATGGTATTGACGGTATTGTAAAAGCAGCATCGGGAAAAGGTAAGTATAATATTAATCCTAACCTGCTATACTCTCTTGTTCAAGGACCTGAAGGTCAAGGTGTATTTATGCCAGACAGTTTAAATGAAAAAGAAATACTAGGATTATTACAAGAAAGAAAGTTTCCACCATCTGTAATCAATGGTCTAAAAAGAATCGAAGCAGAACTGGCTGGTAAGTCACTAAGAAAGGTAACTGAATAATGGCTAAGAAAAAAGCAGATACAAAAGGACTGGCAGGTATTGTAAAGAATGTACCTCGTGAACTGGACATCAAAGGCCAGAAGCATATGCTTGCTTGGATTACACCTAAAGAAGGTGAAACTCTAAAAGCATTAGGTGGTGCTGGTATTCTTGGGCCTATGGGTATTCCTACTTATTATGACGAGGGTGACGATTATGGTGGTCCGGGTGGGGATCAAACTGGTGATGACACTGCTGAAATGGGCGGTGATGATGGTGGTGGTGCTGATGACCGTAACCAAAGAGAGCAAGCAAAAGTAGATGAGGCAAGAGCAAACCTAGAAAAAAGTATCGCTGAACATGGCGGTGGTACTTTTGCAAATCCTATGCAAGCATCAATGATGCGTCCAGAAGATTTTCGTTTTAAAAGAGCACAAGATGTTCTTGGATATGATTTAAAAAGTCAAGCATTAGGTTTACAGGGACAAGATCGTAAATATGGTGGCATAACACGTGAACAATATGCTAACATGCCAAATTATATGAAAACTATATATGATAAAACCGGAGCATATAATTTTGATATAGACCCTGAAACAGGAAAGGTAACAGGATTTTATCACGATAGCTTGTTGCCAGAAAATCCTTTAATATCTATAGCTAAAAAAATATTTGGTAAAAAACCAGAGGAAATGACTGAGTTAGATTTACCGGGTGTGTACACTGGTAGAGATAGAGGGGCTATGTTTGATGATGGTAAGGGAAGAGATGATGATCGTAGAGGTGGATTGTCCTATCTTCAGGCAGCACCTAAAGAAGAGGTAACACCAGTATCTGTATCTCCTGCTGATTATTATGGTAAGGGTATTGGCTCTGCTACCATTGATATGTCTGATCCATTGCAACGTGAAAGATTTTTAATGAGCCTATATGGATATACTCCTAGCCCTATTGGTGCTACCTTTGATCAACCTACTAGTTCTTATACTATTCCGGGTGGTTCAAAGAAAAGTAGAACAAGGTTAAGAGGACTAGACATTTTTAAACCAGTAACATTGTAACATGGCAGCACAGGTAATATTAGAATGGAAAATCCTACCAAGGTTCATGATGCTTATCATGACAATAATGAGTTGGCGAGTAGTAGAGTGGTTCATGACCTTGCCAGATCCAACTGCAGCACAGGCTGGTTTAGTATCTGTGGTAACTGGAGCAATGACAGGAGCCTTTGCCGTGTGGATGAACCACGAAGGTAAACACCCACATCAATCTAACCACCGTATTTCGGAGACAAGAAAATGAAGTTAATTAATTTTATAAAAAATTTGTTTAATTTAGATGATTTAATAGAAAGAGATTTGTCTGCACATAGACAACACTCGACAAAATATGAGGACTTATGTAAGTAATGAATGTAATTATTTGGGCATTAGTACTTACTGTCTGTAATTCAAACGGTCAGTGTTTTAATCAAACAGTGCAATGGTTTGATAAGGAAAATCAATGTCTAAAGTATAAAGAAATATATGAAGAGATTCCACAAGATGGTGGATGGGCTTCTGTAGAATATAAGTGTGGAATTGTAGGAGCTATGGAGATATAATTATGTCTATGTTTAAAATGGAAAATACTGAAGGACATCCTAAAGTAAAGACATACTTAGAGGCTGATATTAAATCTGCAGTTAAAAAATATGTAATGAGTTGGGATATTCAAACTCTTATAAATTATGCTATTGATGGTACATATGAAAAGTATATGGACAGAAAACAACCTAGAAAATACATAGACAATTTAATGGAAGAGTTTAATAAAAAATCATGAAGTATAATCGTTCACATTTTTTAGATAAACTTATTGAGCATGAAGGTTTAGTACTAACTGTATATCAAGACACATTAGGGATTGATACCATCGGAATAGGAAGGAACTTGAAGGACCGAGGTATCAGTAAAGAGGAGCTAGATTACCTTGACATCCCAAATATGGAGGTGATCTACGAACATGGAATATCTGAAGCAGATGCAAGGTATCTAGCCCTCAATGATATTGCAATAGTAGAGAATGAGTTGTGTCGTGTGCATCCTTGTGTGGAAGACTTAGATGGTGTACGACAATTAATCCTTATGGACATGGCATTTAATATGGGTGTTCCAAGATTATGTAAGTTTAAGAAGATGTGGAACGCAGTACATGAACAGAACTTTGAAGCAGCATCTTTAGAAATGATGGATTCAAAGTGGGCAAGACAAATAGGCGGAAGAGCTAAGAAGCTATCTGATGCTATGAAAATAGGGGAATTTTAATGGCTAATAAAAAAGGATATACTTTAAAAACTATAGATGGTAGAGTATATAAAGTATATAAAAATGGTACTAGAGAATATCTTGGACCTGCTGCACCTAAGAAATCAAAAGATGGTGAAAGCATTGCTTCACAAATTGGATTTAAAAAAGGTGGTCGCATTAAATGTAGCCATAATAGGTTGTACTAATGTTGGATGTAGACCATACATATTTTAAAAAGCCTGTAGAAAAAAAGAAGGGTGGTAAGTAATGGGTACGCCTAGTTCAATGACACGTACAGGTAAGCATGAGCCTTGGGAACTACAAGTTTCTAGGGAACAAATAGCTTTCCACCAAGCAATATATAAGTTTGGATATAATGGTGATGTAAATGGAACAGAAGAAACTATTTGGTCACAGGGTGGTATCTATTCTTATCCTACGAGTGCTGCTCAATTGTATGTAAGTTCTAGCAGCACAGCAGATACTAATGGTGGAACAGGTGCAAACTCTGTAAAGATTATAGGTCTTGATGCTAATTATAATGAAGTAGAAGAAGACATTACTCTTACAGGACAGACGCAAAAGATTACTCAAACATCTTGGTTACGTGTCTACCGTATGTATATTACCCTTGCTGGTTCAGGTGGGGCAGCAGCAGGAACTATTTATCTTGCCAATACAGGAGCAACTGCAGGTGTTCCTACTGGTACTGTCTATGCTTCTATTCTTTTAGGGGCAGGACAAACAGAAATGGCTGTGTATACAGTACCTGCAGGATATACTCTTTACTTAGATGATATTAACTTTACTGCTGCTGTTTCGCTGGCAAACTCTTATGCACAAGTTAGATTTTTACAGCGTGATTTTGGGACAAATGTTTTCCGTGAACAGCTTAGAATTGTATTACAGTCTAATACTTTTATTGATAAGTTTAATTATCCTTTACGTATACCAGAAAAAACTGATATTGAGGCTCGTGGTATTAGTGTAGGAAGTACTAACAATCCTATATCTGCATCATGGCAGGGTATACTTATTAAGAATGAAATACCAACAAGCTAATGTTCAGTCAAATATTAAACATAACAGGAGAAGCTTATGTTAAACCTTCTGATAGGACCGATTGCAGATTTAGCAGGTACTTGGCTAAAAGGTTCTGTGGAAAAGAGCAAGGCCAAGACAGAGGCAAAGGTAGCCCAAGCAAAAGCTGAAGCAGTAATAATGGAGAAAAAGGCCACTGGAGAAATCGACTGGGATTTGGAAATGGCTAAAGGAAGTCAAACATCTTGGAAGGATGAATGGCTTACTATACTATTTTCAATCCCATTGATTTTAGCTTTTATCCCCGGTATGGAAGAGGTGGTAGCTAATGGCTTTGCACAGCTACAAGCTATGCCTGAATGGTATCAGTATAGTTTAGGTGTCATCGTTGCTGCCAGCTTCGGTGTCCGTAGTGCTAGTAAGTTCTTCGGTAAGAAGTAATTGTACATCTTCTTCTTCCTCGTAGTCTTCTACATCATCTGCAAACTGTTCGGGAAAAGCCTCTTCAAAAAGTAGATAGCATTGTTCAAATCCTAAGTTCTGCATGATGCCTATGATGTCTGCTTCCAGACTTTCTGTAGTCTGTTCTTCTACATCTGTATTATTACCACGTACACGAGACAGTAGCTCCAAGGCTTTCAGGGCTGTAGTGCCATGTCCACCATTACGAGCTACCTCATATTGCTTTTCAATCTCACTGATAACGTCAACATTCGTTATCATTTCATTGGTAAGTTCTTTTAGTCTTTCTTGTATTCGTTCTTCTTGTAAAAGTCTATGGCCTTGGTTATAGGCAGATGCCTCACTATATCCTGCAGCCTTTGCTGCCTTAGTAGCATTTCGACTGAGGACATAGTTCTGGCAAAACTGCTCTTGTTTATCATTAAGCTGCGACATCTAGTAACTCTGAGTAATGCTTCTCTTGACCACGCTTTGACTGTTCCCAGACTGCTGAAGCAAGAGTACCTTCACCATGAAAATTAATACCCATATCCATTTCCATGTTATCAAACAGCTTCTCACAATCCTGTGCCATAGCAAGTAGTTCACCTGTAGTCCAGAACTTGTGACCATTAATTTCTACCTGCATATACTTAGGTTTAGTCTGCTCTGTATCAGTCTTTTCCTTTTTCATTTCTTCTGTCATCTCAGATACAGAACAATCAAATCCAAACAATTCAAAGTTTCTAAATCCTAGTGTATGTGCGATGGCAATGGTACGCATAGCTGCACAAGTACCACCAGTAATAAGAGTAGAACCTTCTTCAATACCTGTTGACTTGTCTACTACAATCTTATCCTTTACATTCATGTCACGTAATGCATCTGAGTAAGCTTGCCAACCCTTTATATTTGCACCCCTTTCAAGCAAGTATTTAGTAACAGATGGATCAGTCATAGATGCAACAAGCATGATTGTCTGGTCATCTACTTTCTTAAACAAATCCTTACGTACTACACCATGTGTACTTGTACCTTCAATAGGTCGTGGATCTAAGATAACACAGGCGAATGGTTGTATTCGATGTTTAAGCATCATTGGATAGCTATGCTTTACACAAAATACTTTACCCTTTGTCTTCTTAATTACTTCTTTTAGTTTTTTCCAATCGGTACTAGCTCCACCAGAAACAATGATTGCTGTTTCATTATTAATTTTACTTGTTTTAATCCAATCAAAATCTTTTATAAGTTTTTTATTCTCAACTACATTATTAATAATCTCTTCCTTTGGTCGTGAATCTTTAGGAGTAACAACAATAGGTACTCGTGTAAATTCCTCTGGAAGTTTTGGTGTACCTTCTTTCATAGCTACAAAACAAAGATGCGTTACGCCACCGCCAAGAACCATATCAGAACTAGGAAGTACAACTTTACCATACGCCTCTATTTCTTTTATGAGTTTATTAACACCCATGTGCTCATCTTTAGGTTGATTGCCTTCTTTGTCCTTACCAAAGAAATCATCGAAGACAAGAATAGGAATATGTTTTAGGTTGTTAAAGTCTGACTTTACAGTTTCGTATGAATGCCCACCATCAATGTATGCAAAGTCTGCATCCTTAACTATTGAAGCATTATCTAATGTTTCTTTTGTATCACCCTTGAATAGATCATAAGTAAATTCTTTATTAACTTTTGACATTCTGTATGAAAAATCTTCAAGTCTTTTGTCTACAGCAGCTATAGTATTATGTGCTTTACTGTTCATTTCGTATGCATCTAACTCTTCTGTAGCTTCTTCAAACAAATCATATCCAACATAGTGTACTTTATCTGAATGTTCAAAGGCAGCAAGAGCCATTTCGATAGCACGTCCACCATTCCATGTACCTGTCTCAACAATCTTCTTAGGTTTGTAGAACCTAATAATGTCGGCTAACTGTTTGTATCTACGAGGTCCGGTGACATCGGGAGCAACTTCTGTTTTACTTAGGTTCTTTTTTAAATTGCCCTTGAAGTGATCAAAGAACTCAGACAAAGGTGACTGTGCGAATGCTGCTAGTCCGTTGACCCCTTCTGATAGGTTGTTAGTGACCATACCGTGTGCTTTGTAGATGTTGAGGAGTCGCTCAAAAATAAATCCGTCATGCCACTCTCTGTATGCGACTGTCTCTCCAATAGTGTAGGCACCCCTAAGATCAGCAATGATGCTGCAGCTATTATGACTAGATAAATTGAAGCCCATAAAACTTGTTTCACTATAATCTACATCCTTTCGTCCTAAATGTACTACGTCTGCCCGATCAGGCAACCACTTTTGTACTTGTTTAATATCTAGTCTTTTCTTTGTAATAGTATCCGCATCCAACCAGATCATCCAGTTGCTTTCGTCATACTCGTCTTCCATCATTTCAAATGCAAGCTCAGACAATGCATATACTTTATGGCACCACTTGATGGCATCAAGCCGCCAGTTGTATGGCATCTTACCGCCTTCTGTGCCATCGTGTAGCTTCATACGTTCACGGTACTGTAACATCTCTTCTACATCATTAAGATTTCTATACTCAATACATTCAGACTGAGGTGGGTTATACCCTTGAATATCAAAGTCATGGTAGTAAGCTACTAGCTTAAAGTGTTTTGGATTCCACTTATCAACTACGCTTTCAAGCATCTGCTTTGCATATTCATTATAACCTGATTCACTAAAAGATGTTACAAATACATACATTAAATTACTTCTCCTATCATTTTGTCCATAAGGACTTTACTTTTAAAGGCTTGCCACTCACCTGCATACTCAGTGTCTGACTTTCGTTTAGGTTCCCAATCATCAAACCAAGGACCACCTGTCGTAAAGTGGACATTTTTAGGCGAAATATTTTCAGATGACCAACCATCTAACCAGTTCCACTCAGGGTGAATAGATCCAATCTCTTCATTCTTTAACCAAGAGAAACCGTGTAGCCAACCACCAGTCTTTGTGTTCACATCATCTACTGTAAGATTTAGATTAGATGCGTGAGCACAGTTCCAAAGGATAAAGCTAGACCAGTTCTTACGGTTGTAGTTCTGCTGTACTTGTCCATCCATCTTCTTTGTTTCGGAAGGATTGTAGTCATGCTTAACTACTTGTACTGCATACTCTTCATTCTTACCATAGGTTTCAAAGAGTTCTTCAATGTCTGTACGAACAAACATATCTGAATCCATGAATAAAGCCAGCCCATCATATTGATTAAGAGCAGGGATTAAAAATCTACTGAATGTAAAGTCAGTACTAAATGGTCTACCATCAAACTCATCTATCCGGGTACGAGACTTAGAATCACTATCAAACCTAATAGTCCTGCGATACAGACCTGCTCTGCGTAATGCAGATTGGACGATAGGAATGATGTCATACTTGTCATTAAATCTAATAATTGATTCACGTAATACCTCATATGCTTCATGCTCCCTAGAATCATATCCAATATAAATTACAGGACGTTTTTCAATAAACATTTCTTCACCTCTAAAAAATTACACTATCTATATGATATCAAAATATATCTAGTATGTCAATCTTTTTTTTCTGATGCTGACTTCCAGAAGTATTCGTCTGTATCACCAAGTGTACCCCAACTTGTGAAAGGGTTTTCTACTTCATAATATTCCGTAGATACTTTGAAGTCGGGTGTCTTTACTTCTTCTGGTGAAAGAGACACATCATATATTCTCATTCTGTTGTTAGGATATAAACAATACTGTCCATTCACAAGCTCAAGACAATTGAATGATTTGTGTTCTTGTGGAACCTCACTAACATTACAATCTACTTGCTGGATGTTACCATGAAAATTGTCGAGGGTAAAGACATACTTACCATTAATCATACCATGGTTCTTTGTTCTGGCCTGAAAGCCCATCGAACCAATGAACTGCTTATCTATTACAGTCACATCATAGTCCATACAATTCCAAAACTGCAACTCATCAAGAGGCAGATCAGGTTCTGGTAGCTTTGGCTCAGACAAGAAGGCAGAGATGGGCAGCTTATCATACATAGCTGCATAGCTTGGTAGGTAAGTTTCAAAATAAAAGGTTCTACCGGGCAACGACTTTGCCGTTACCCAGTAGCCTTCCACGAACTCCCCATGTCCAGAGGTATGGTCTGTAAGATATTCTTTTCTGACCCATACCTTTTGGGGTGGAATGTTTACTATATTACTCATTCAGGCTGCTCATGTTTATCTACAGCTTTATATACAAGAGAAATCAAACCTTCGGCAATCAAAGATTTTTTTGCCTCATCGTCACAATCAAATATAACTGTGGCAGAACCATCGTCATGTTCAATATACTTTTGTACTTCAATCTTTGCCATTAGTATTCTTCTCCTTTTGTTTCAACCACTCTTCTCTACTAGGGTGGTGTAGAGGTGGGTTATGTTGTACCCACCCCTCACCTGTCTTCCATAATATACTCATGCTGCCTCAATGTCCACAATTTCACAGACACCTGCAGTACAAGCTAACTCACGTCCACCTGATGTAGTGTCTTCTTTCTCAAACTCTTGAAGCATAGTCCAGTCAATAGATGATGGCATCTTAGCTTTCATTTCTTCATACTCCTCTTTTGTACAATCTTGATAAGGTGCTTGCTGATATGTATGCTCACTAAATGGAAGGAAGCTAATGCCACTAACATCGTCAAAGTTTTCATACACCCAAGCACCTACCTCAAACCATTCATCTTCTTTCACAGAGATAGTAACTGATGGCTTATGCTCACACCAGTTCTTCTGATATGTTAACCAAAGATCAAGTTGTTCAATGGCAGTCATATCTGTACGACATACTGCACTGGATGGTGACTTCATTGGGAAGCTGAATACTGTAGTTGATTCAGGCTTCATAACGTCTGGTTCTGCAGGGATGCCCTGTGCCATCATGAACTGTGTCAGTGGGTCTTTGTTATCACCACGAACAGTACGAATGTAATAAGGGTTGTGCCGTGCATGAATACCAGAAGCACTGTCTACCA